TTATTAAATATCATCTTTTAAAATTTTTATTACTTTATTTTTTTCTTGTTCTCTAATCCATTCTTCTTCTGGTGAGAAAGTAGGGCATTTTTTAATAATTTCATCTAAATGCCATTTAATTTTCCATAAATCTTGTTTAATGCCCCAAGTTGAATAACCATCTAGTCTTGAATCAGAGCAATTAAAATAGGCAGAATTAATCTGCCTATAAATTTCTTCAACGTTCCATTTTTTAATATAACCTGCCATAAGTTATACTAACAAAATTTAAAAATTTTGTCAAGCAGCTCTCATAACACTATCTGGTTTTTCGTCAGCAGTCATTAAAATTGCTTTAGTATCAACCATACGTAATTCTACAACATCGTTTTCAGACTCAAATTCTATAGTTCTAGTCCATCTACCATGTTCTACACAAACCCATTCACCGACTTTAATGTCTTTTTGTTCAGGCCCGATTGCCCATACTTTTCCCCAACGAGGATGAATTCCTTGAGTTTTTCCGTCGTCGCTCATTAGTATGAGGCCTGATTTTGTTTTTTCAAATCCAAAGTCCATGTTGGACACTAGGATTTTATCCTTTAATGGTTTTATTTTTCCTTTTACTTTCATAGTTTTATTGATATTTAATTATAAAATGTATACCTCTATATGGAGGTAAGTTCGCATTTGACGCTATAGTACCCGCGTAATCGGTATTTCCTGATAAAGTGTGAGTATGAGTAGCTGAATTCGAACCTAACCATCCGGAATGATTATGACTACCAGAAAAATTAGTTGCTCCACTTACATATTTTGCGTACCAAGAATTATCAGAACCGTCGACAGTAGGATCATCATTATTAATATATGTGTTTGAACACATCCAAAATCCTCCGCTTGCAGGATAATGAGTATGATCTCCATTAGCAATTACGCTATGAGTATGATTTGAACTTTGATTGCCTGTAGTTCCGCCTACACTATGTGTATGACTTACTACTATAGTAGTATCTTTAAGTCCGCCTGTAAAATTTTCGCCGTACAAATTTCCTGAACCGACCGGAATTCGATTCATAAAATTTGGTAAATTAAAAGTAGTAGAACCGTCTCCGCTACCATACCTAGTTCCTATTACATTAAATAACTCGGCATATGTTGATCTGCTTATTGCGGCTCCGTCACAAAATAAGTATTTTTCAGGTGCGGTGTTAGTTGGCCACATTTTAATTTCACCAATAAGATTATAATAATTGATATCGGCAATATAACTCCATTTGTCACCATCCCATTGATAGAGCCTATCGAGTATTATTTGTGTTTCACCTATAACTGATCCAGCAGGTATTGCCATAATTTTTCCTTTAATATTTTATAATAAAATACATTGAAATATACGGTGGCATATTTCGATCAGTACCCGTTACACCATCTTGAGAAGTAGTTCCTGAAAAACTATGAGAATGAGAATTACTATGAGTGCCTATTGTATGCTGATGAGCTCCGTTAGTAGATGTAACACTTTGGATATTTTTAGCAAAATAAGTATTATCACTTCCGCCAGTATAAGGATCATCGTTTGGAGTAGGATCTGTTTCTACTAGATAAAATAATGTATTAGGAGACATAGCATGGTTATGAGAACCGTTAGTTGAAATACTATGACTATGATTAAGATTATTTGCGTTTGTAGTTATACTGTAAGAATGCCTATGGTATAAAACATATGTATCATCTTTATTTCCTCCGCTATAATTTATTCCGTACAAATTTCCTGCACCTATTGGAAACCTATCGGTAAAATCGGGTAGATTAAAAGTAGTACTACCGTCTCCTGCTCCATAATTTGTACTTAAAATACTGAATAATTGATTATAAGTAGTTCTACTTATTGCTGCACCATTACATAAAAAATATCCAGAAGGAGGTGTAGGTGTAGGCCAGACCTTAATTTCACCTACTATTGGAAAATCTGAATTTCTTAAGGCTCCTGTCCATTTTTCTCCATCCCAAGTATATAAAATATTATTGTTTATAAATGTTTGTCCAACAAATGATCCCGGTGCTGTTGCCATAATGTTCCCTTTAATATTTTATAATAAAATACATTGACAAATATGGTGGGATGTTAAATTCTGCTCCTGATACTCCATAAGAATCGACATAACCACTAAACGCATGTGTATGATTAGTATCATTGTTTCCTAAAGTATGAGTGTGGCTACCATTATTAGTTAGTTGTCCAGCAAGTGCCTCACTATACCAAGAGTTATCACTACCATCAAGATACGCATCATCTGGCGGATAAGTTGTAAACGTTTCAACCATAAAGTATCCACCTAACGATGGTACATGATTATGGTCTCCGTCTGTCGATATTGAGTGAGTATGGTCATTACTTTCTATCGATGAACTTGCACCCCATGTGTGACTATGATCTATATTAACTTTATCTCGATAGCCTCCAGTAGCATTTGTACCATATAAATTTCCTGCACCTACTGGCATTCGATCTCTAAAATCGGGCAAATTAAATGTATTAGCGTCGACAGATCCGTAACTAGTTCCTATTACCGAAAATAAATTAGCGTATGTTGTTCTGCTTACTGAAGAACCATCACATAGTAAAAATCCTAAGGGTACATTACTAGTGGTCCAAATTTTAATGTCACCTACATTAGTGTAAAAGGGAAAATTTCTAGTATATCCTGACCATTTTTCCCCATCCCATTCGAATATAACGTTATTTTCAGAGTATAATTCTCCAACAAATGTTCCTGGTGCTATTGGCATAGTATTTTTTTATTTTTAATATTTATATAGTGTATTACTCTTCTTTACTTTTTTTTGGTTTATATGATTGTGTTTGTATAGGAGTATTTTCTACTGTCGTAGCAATATTTTTAATTTTAGCTTTTGGATTGTCTTCGTAATATTCGGCCACAACATCTTCTCTTTTTTTAACAATTATACCGCCTGGGCCTAATTCATCTCCTCTTGCATTTACTTTCATATTACCTATTGCTGGCATCAGTTCATGTTGTCTCATTAATTTTTCTAGATCAATAGTTTTTCCTTGCATAGTTCTATAAGCCATATCTTATACCTCTAATTTTAAATATAATTATATTTATAGTTTATTATTATTTAAAAAATTCTTTATGATCGAGATTAAATTTTAATGAATTAATTTTATGAACACCGATTAAAAATAATATATAACTACTAACTGAACTACCTCGTCCGACACCCCATACAATTTTATTTTCTCTCATTACATCAACAAGGTATTTAAGATAAAACAACAATTCTATCATATTATGTTTATGATACAATTCTAATTCTTCATTTACTCGGGTAATTTCTTCTTGAGTAACACATAAGCTATATAGATGTTCTATTAAATTAGGAAAATAATTTTTTGGCATAAACCAATTTTTTTGATTATTTTGATCGTATTGAATAACATCGTTAGCTATATTATCTAATTTTTTAATAAAGTTAAACTCATCACCGTTTGATTTTTTTGAATTATAAAATTTATCAAAAGTCGAAACATCTACATAAATTTTATCAAAAATATCGATATCTTTTTGATATAATAAATCAAATGCTTCGGATTCTGTTAATTCAACTCTACTAAACTTGTCTATAAACATACATGAAATTATTAATCGTTTTTAATTAACTCTTTTAAATCAGAAGTTTTTGATAATGTTTTTTTCAACATTTCTGCTTCTCTTTTTTGTTGTTCTTCTTTATACATATTTAAAAGTAAAAGAATTTGTTGACTCATTTGAGAATTATTGTATCTTAAAGATAAAAAGTATTTTTTTGATAATTCCTGTATTTTTGATTCTAACTCATTTACCTTTAATGACTTCAAGTCTTCACATAACGGATGAAACATATTATATTATAGCATTATTTGTAGTAGAATACCAAGTACCATTGTAATAATATACTGGTTTGTTTTGTTCAGAAGTTAAAAATACCATAGTTCCGTTTAATACGTTTGTTAATTGACCGAGTTGAGCAGATGTATATGATGGTAATACATTTTGATTAGTAAGTTCGTTAACGTATAAATTTGAACTTATGCCATCTGTTAATAATTTAAAAACATGTGTACTAGTGCCTTGTAATTGGCTAGGAAATAATTTATTTGATAAATTTACAACTTCACCGATTGCTCCAAATTCTATATATGTAGCTGCTGTAGAAGTAGAAGATACTATTAAGGTCATTTCTAATGCTTTACCGGCAGGTGGTTGATTAATAACAGAAAATCGATGTGATCCATTAGATATTTTAAATACCTGAACAGTTCCTTTGCTAAAATCTATATCTACATTTCCTGTTTGAACAGATGATGTATCATCGAATGAAATATATGAACAATCTTGTAATGCTGCTTGTTTTATAATATTGTTGTTGAAATTATTAGTTTGATTAGATCTTACTGCGTTTAATTTTATATCAGTTACTTCGATATCGATAAATTCTAATGATTTAACAATATTTTTATAATTGTCTCTAAAAATTTGTGTATCGTTATTTTGTCCTGCAACTGGAAAGTTCTGATCAATTTTTGTATAATAATTACTTGCTGTACTAGAGGTTGACATAAATTATTCCTATATTAATTTTGAGGCTGTGTGGGCCAGGTTACTCTAATAGGAAATTCTGGCTGTGACGTAATATCAAGTAAAGCTTGCCGATAGTTAATCCACTCTGTTTTTTTATCTTCTGTTAAGTCCGCCCATCTGAAAGGATTTGTTACAATAGGATCTACTACTGAACGAAGTAACATACTTCGTTTATCTCGAAACATCTGTGCCCTTTCGGCATTTATTTCATCCTGCGTTGGTGCTATCCATTCTGTTCCATTAAATTTATATCCTCTACCTGGCATAGGCGGAACTTCTATAGTACCTTCAGGATATGATTTTTTTATTTCATCAGATGGCTCTCCGCCTACAGTTTGCCAATATCCAAAATCTTTATGATAAAATCCTTTTTCCATTATTTTTCCTTTTTATCTCATTTCCCACCAATTCATCAAGCCGGCACCTGAATTTACTTGATAATAATAACCTGCCGGAACAATAAACATTAAAGGTTGATTTTCTCCACTATCGCCATTATCTTGATTTATAGTAGTAAATGATACTGTAGATTCTCCTATAGATGCTGTAGCAGCACCACTTGGGGAGGTTCTTGTTACAACAAAAATTCCTTTATTTGTGGTATTTTGATACCACACACCTGTTGCTCTACTTAAAAGGTAATTGCCATAGGCTTGATCTACTCCCATTACATTAGCAACAGGTCCGCTCGGTCCACTTGGCCCTTCTGGCCCTGGTACATTACTAGCAGCACCTGTCGGACCACTAGGACCACTTGGGCCACTTGGTCCGAGATCTCCTTGAGGTCCACTTGGCCCAATAGGTCCACTTGGTCCTTCAAGAGTACTACTTCCCGTAGGTCCACTAGGACCACTCGGTCCGGGAGAACTTGGGTTAAAATCAATCCATGATGATCCGTCCCATATATAACCTTTTAATACATCGATATCATACCATAAAGTACCGACAGCGACTCCTGCTGGTGGTGTTGACTGTAGTGGTACTACATCGCCGTCGTTCCCGTCAACTCCGTTAACACCACTCGGTCCACTAGGTCCGACTGGTCCACTTGGTCCACTTGGCCCGCTTGGTCCTTCGGTACCTGGATTTCCTATTCCTGCCGGTCCACTTGGACCACTTGGGCCACTTGGACCAGCACCTCCATCATTTCCTGCCGGTCCACTTGGACCACTTGGGCCACTTGGCCCACTTGGACCTTCATTTCCGTTAATACCGTCAGTACCATCGAGCCCTGGATTACCTTGTTCTCCAGGTGGTCCTGTTGGCCCTTCATTTCCTACTGGTCCACTAGGCCCTGTTGGTCCGCTTGGTCCACTCGGACCGCTTGGTCCACTTGGCCCTGCGAGGGTACTATCTAAACCAGCTGGTCCACTAGGACCGCTTGGCCCACTAGGACCGCTTGGCCCACTAGGTCCTTCTGGCCCTACAACAGTACTATCAGCGCCTGATGGTCCACTAGGCCCACTTGGTCCACTAGGCCCACTTGGTCCTTCAACATTGCTATCGGCGCCACTAGGTACGCTT